GGCCGGTATAAGACCGAGCTGAATTGCTTCTATTTGGTTGTTTGCGTCATCGACAAAGTCGATTACTTTTTGAGGATCATTATCAAATCTTTTGCGGATCGCGCTAGGAAGAGAATTGAAGGCATGACTTGCGTTGATAACAGTTTGGAGACTCGTTTGATAGTCTTTAAGACCTGTGAGATCTGCATACATACCGCCTTTTTTGGATAAGTGGGTTGGCATTTCGCCATTCCCAACTCTTTCCATTATAGCATTTATATCGCATTGATCCTTGAATTCCCGGTTAACCCTAGAGGGATTCCGGAATGTGGTTTGAACACGACGACTTCCGTCGTCTCGAATTGTGATTTTTTTGTTGCGTTCCATTTTAGTTTTTCCTTTGGGTTGGGAAGAATCCGCTTCGATCATAATTGTCTAGGCGTAATTTCTTCGGAATTTTTTTAACCAATGCTGCATTAGTATCCCAGAAAGAGTCCATCATATTGAAGACTTTTCCTTGGATACGTTGAAGAGGAAGGCTTTCGTTCAACATTTTCGTTTCAGCCTCCGTTTTAGATCTAGATGCGGGTAATAGGCCGGTTTGGCCTTGTATAAGGTCGATTTCAGCTTGCGCTTTTTCTAACCCTTTAAGGGTTTGTAGCGTTTGCATTGCGCTGGACATATAGTCCCCAGGTCGGAAATTTCCGAACGGGTTTTCTGAGCGGGAAGCGACCGAGGTCCCGGCGTCTCCGCCTGCAGAGCTACCAGAGGGACTCGATGCTCCGCCTTGAAGGGCAAGCATCGGGTTAAGGCCGGCCTTTTTTAAGTCGGCTACCTCCCTTTGGTGGGCTGTGTTGGACATACGTTCTTGGAATTCTTGCTGGGCACTCACTTGGGTTGCTTGGAATTCTCGATTTCGTTGGGCTTCTTGTAAGTTTTGAGCGTTTGATTCTCTAGTCAGGATAGCATTTTGGGCGTTAGTGTCTCTTTGACCTTGTACGCCTAATAGTCCTCCGACTAATCCTGCTCCTGCTCCTAAGATTGCCTCGAACATTAGAACCTCCCTAGGCTTGCTGGTACTGAATAACTAAGCATTGGCCGTGCGTGTTTGTACTCATAGAACATGTCGATCAGGAAGTGTGGTGCGTTTGTATCTGCAACCACCCTATCCATAGGGGTATTGGATGCGATAAAATCTATATCTAGATTAGGCACTGCGGCGAAGTCTTCTGCCAAGTGCCATACATCCAGAGTTCCTGATGCATCTGAGCGATACAGACCGTGAATTTCGGACGGCTTATACTTGTATTCGGCATAGCGTTCCTGATAACCGAAGACATCATCATCTTGAGTGGAAGTACCCAGTAAAAAGATTTCTTTGTTGAGAACGGCTTGTTCTCCGATCTCTTGGAGTTTTGGCCAGAAGTAGTCGTAACGCGTTGATCTAGACCACATCCGGTTTACACCTTGTTGGTAGGTGATATCTGCGCGGCCAACCATTACACCGATCACAAAGCCGTGTTCTACGAACGATTTGGTGAATCCGATGTCTTTCCCTGCGCTAGAACCCGTGGCAAACGCTGCCAGATTGGCCTGGTAGGCCGTTCCATCGGTTTTTGACGTTTGGGGTACTACATGGGAATTAATTCGAATCTGACCCCCTCCTAGGTACTCAGGACGTTGCAGCCTGAAATCGGGGGAAATTACTCCGAAGTGAGCTTGAAGGATTTCGACATACCGCGTTCCTGAACGGTTATCCAGTTCAAGGAGGCTTTGGATTTGGAACGCCTCGCGTAATTGGTTGATGGTCGCTGAACTTGACATATCAACCGTAAGTCTTGAATTCGGGTCAATCGTGAGGCTGGTACTACCTGCATCATTTGTTAGCGTAGACCCGTCGGATTTTATCCCCTCGCTCGGGAGTATTGTATCGTCCACTCTTTTTCGCACAATCATCGCGTTGTTGTTAGTAGTGTACGGAACCAACGTGACCAAATTACTGGCGCTTAAAGGGATGTCTATTGCAGTCCCTTTTTGTGGCGCGGTTAGGCAGCTAGTAAAGTAGTCATGTTTTTTCATTACTTGCCAGAGTTGGTATTCTGTCGTCAGGTCCGGACCGTTATCGGTATAGACATCTAAAGAGTCTACCATGTTCTGGTCTCTGAACCATTCGTTCCAGATCAAGTTGTACCCACGAAATGGTAAAGCATTGATATTTACACCATTAACGTTGTTTACAATGATAGGTAATCCAAATTTTTCGAAAATAGTTCCTGTTGATCCAATAACTCCTGTGGTCAGATTTTTATAATTGATAATAGGTACAGTGTAATTGATCGGGTCTCCTGGATCAGTTTGGGCACCATTGAATTTTTCCCAGTTAACCCAAACTAATCGATTTGGAACGAAGAAAAAGAAAAAGTCGATATAGATATTATCCATAATCGGCTTTATTTGAGTAGATAACCTTGCAAACGCATTAAGTTTCACGTTGCAGGTATCTCCGGGGAGGATTTCATCGACAAAGCATGGTGTTAACCAATCAGCGTCGAATGTGTCTTTGACGGTGAAGGACCTATCGAATTGCGATCTACCCAGATTTACATCAGGGGTTTTTGCAAATGAGTGTTGCGAGTATCGGTTTCCTAACATGTTTTTCTCCTAAAATTTTTGGTTTGTTTGTAATCGTTTTATTTTTTCTTTTAGTATTTGATCTTCGACTTGTTTTCTTGTTTTGGCGAGTCCTCGAAGTTGGCCCCGTCTTAGAGATTCTAGTTTTTCTTGTTTTGTAGCCAGTGCCTCCTTTTGTTCTGCTTTTTCTATTACTATTTGTTTTCTACCTACTATGTATTTTTGCCATTCATCTGGTTTGTTTTTTTGAAGCCATTTTTCGTAATACCTCGGAATACCAGTTTGGACCGCTTTGCCGTCTTTTAGGATTGTTATATAGCCATGATCGAATACTTGTTGCCAGTATTTTTCAAGCCATTTTTTACCTATAGCGTTTTTGCAGCTTCGGCGTGATATCGGTTTATAGTTATGTTCATCGTCTTTGCCGTGAACTAATTTTTTCGTCGAGTACCTTGCCGTGTAACCCGCGCTCTCGAAGGTGATTTTCCCATATTCGTGCAGGCCTCGGGGCCAGAGAACATTAAGAACCTTTGAAACATAGACAATGTCGCCTCTTTCAGTGGATCTATGTTTTTTTCCATCTTCCGGCGACCAGTTAAAGAGCAATAAGTGCCAATGCATCCTCTTGGTTGTACTACCGTACTCTCCGCAGACGAACGTGGAAATTCTGATTTTTTCATATATTGTTTCTCTTTCTTCTTTTTCAAGTGAGTTCCATTTTTCTCTTTGTTCGGATTGTGTGTTTTCTGGATAAAGTTTTTTTAAAAGTTTGCTGAATTCTTGATTTCTTAAGTCTTTTATAAAGGTCTGAATGTGTTTGTAATCTAATTTGTTGTCGCCTAAGTTTTCCTCATTATAGGTTAGCGTTAAGAAGCAGTTCTGTGGATACATTGACGCCTCATGAACACAGCGAACTGCTGTTTCTTGGGCATATTGGAGGCGGCATGACAAACATTTGCCGCATGGCAGTTGAAACGGAGCGAATTGTAAGCTACGTTTCTTAGCTGACCACGTTAATGTCTTTCCATCGGAAAGAAATCCGACGGTCATAGGGCTAGTACATCGCATGTGTATTGGCCTTTTTTTTTAGAGTCTTATTCCACCACGCATTTTGCGGGGGTTCAGGTTATTTCCTGTGTGTACTCCAGTGGCCTTTTTAAACATCTTATGACTTTTTCCCTTGGATAACCGTCGGCGTTTCATGCTTTTTTCTCCTGTTTTTTTTGACTGTTGATACATCTCAACAGTCAGTGGGCATAATTACAACAAGGAAGTTCAATTATGCCCGTGCTGCCGTACTAAGATCGGATGGATCAGTAGGCCGCTTAAGCAATGAAATTGCTTTTGCCACATGCTGTGGCGTGTCTAGGAGTTTCGAGCAGCCAGTGCGCTCGTTGAATTCTCCTAGGTAGTAGAGGTCGTAGTCCTCTGGATACATGGAGACCTGATTGTCTCCTTTGTTGATTAGCGTCTTAAAATCGCGCTCGGCTTCGCCGTGCATTTTCCGGAAGAAGGGTTGCTGGTAGCATTCGCCTTTACTATCTCGGATTGAAAAGATCTTTAGCGTCATTTCTGACTCCTTGTGTTAGTGGCATGATTGCCACATATAATATGTGTGCGGTTTTGAAATTGTCAAGTTTTTCCGCATATTTGTAAGATCTTTTAAGATTTTAAGACTTTTTAAGATTTGATTTTAAGTAAGTTTTAGTAAGTTTTTAAGCTCGGGGGGCCGGGAGCGGGACCAGGTGCAGTCGGCTGGCATATAGTGACTCACTGCTTTGAATGCAGTCGTCTAATTGCCTTGCCTCACTGGTAGTGCATCCGGCTGATAATATCGTGCCTCGCTGATTGAAGAAGGGGCCATGAAGGCCCCTGTGAGAGAGAAGCTGAATTTATTTCGCTGAACGGTCTACGGCTTTGGCTCTTCCACCTTTTTCGCGTTTGAATTCGCGTTATTAGTGGGAGCTAGGGCCGGTATAAGACCGAGCTGAATTGCTTCTATTTGGTTTTTTGGGTCATCGACAAAGTCGATTACTTTTTGAGGATCATTATCAAATCTTTTGCGGATCGCGCTAGGAAGAGAATTGAAGGCATGACTTGCGTTGATAACAGTTTGGAGACTCGTTTGATAGTC